AGCTTTAAATTTGTCAAATGATCATTGTATTGCATTAAATAATGCAATTCGAAAATATGGACATGATAATTTTGAAGTTACTACTTTAGTAAAATGTCATAAAGATAAATTAGATGAATATGAAATTAAATATATAACAGAATATAATTCTATTCAACCAAATGGATATAATATAAAATTTGGTGGTTATAGTTCAAAAAATAATGAATCTAGTATTGAAAAAATGAAAACCTCACATACTGGTCTTTTACATTCTGAAAAAACAAAAATTAATATTTCAAAAGGTCAAATTGGAAATAGAAGAGAAAAATCATATAATAGAAAAAATCCAGAAGATATAGATTTACCTAAATATATTCAAGCACGTCGTAATGAAGGTAATATTATTGCATATATTGTTGGAGATATTCCAATTGGAATAGAAGAAAAAGAATATACATCTAAAATTACTTTTTCAGTAACTAAATATGGTTCTAAAGAAAACGCTTTAAAAAATGCAATAGATTATCTTAATGAAACTCTTGAAAAATATAAATATATTGAAGAAGAAATAAAGAATATGAAGGATATTAAAAATATTGAAAAAGTTAAAATTCTAAAAGAAGATAAACTTAAAGAAAAATTACCCGAATATATTTATCCTATATTAGAAGATAATAAAATTGCAGGTTATTATGTTGATGGAATAATAAATATTCAAAAAAATGAACCTTTTCCAAAAAGAGTTTTTAATGAAAAAACAAATCGATGGAATTTAGATAGTTCAATTAAATATGTTGAAATTTTAAAATATATTAATGAACATAAAGTAGATATGAGTAACTTTTATATAGATGAAATTGATATAAATGACATTTCTGAATCTTTCTACGAAAAATATTATTTACCTAAATATTTTAATATTTTTAGAAAAAAAGGTAAATTTATAGGTTTTTGTATTAATGGATTTCCTTCTGATAAACATGTTGGAGGTAAATATAAAAAAGAGTTTCGTTTAAAAACAATAAAAGGTATTCGAACAATTGATGAAGCATATGAAGCTGGAATAAAAGAACTAGATGACCTAAAAAAAAGTTTACTATAAATATTTTAAGTATTAAATTATTATTACAAAAATATAAAAAATAATAAATAAAAAACTTATCAAAATAATTATCAAAAAAAAAAATATTTTATAAATATAAAAATTTAAATAAAATTGTCTTTATATTGCTCATAAAAGTAATCTGCCAATTAATGAATGGATAAACAGTATTACTAGTCTTCTTTAAGAAGGCGACACATCCAAATTGCGGGGACGTCCTTAGAGCTTTTTCTACTAAATATTTGATGAAAATCAAATTATTAAATCGGGGTAATGACCTAGACGATAGTAATAACGAAAAAGATTGGATAATCCGCATCCAAGCTCCTAAATGCGTTTTGATTAGCACATGGAGAAGGTTCAGAGACTAGATGGTTGTGGGTCTGAGATATTTAAATCAATTATCAATGATGGCTTAAGGTATAGTCCAACTTTATATGAAAATATAAAGAGTGCTTTTGGGTTAGCACAATTTCAAGCAAAGGAAACTACTGAAATTCCTGACGAAGTATATGAAAAATTATTATTAGAAATAAAAAAAGAACGTATTGTTGATCTTCATAAATTAGATACTAAAAAAATACGTCAATATCTTAAAAAAATTAAATTAAATAAATATTATGACCATGCCGCACATATTCTTTATCAAATTAATGGTATTCAACCTCCATGTATGTCTAAAGAATTAGAAGAAAAACTACGTCTTATGTTTAAAGAAATTCAAGCACCTTTTATGGAAGTTTGTCCTAAATCTCGTAAAAATTTCCTTAATTATTCCTATGTTTTACATAAATTTGTTGAATTACTCTCATTAGATGAATACAAAGTTTATTTTCCATTATTAAAAGATAGAGAAAAATTACATCAAACTGATATGATTTGGAAAAAAATATGTGAAAAATTAGGTTGGCATTTTATTAAATCAATTTAATTTATTAATAAAAAAATGAAAAAAATTATATATAAAAAAATATTTTATATATAATTTTAGATAAAAATGTTATTCTTTTTATTTTATTTAATTCATTCATGTTATTCTTATACAATTTATACAGATCAATTTCATCAATTTATTCAATCACCTATTAAACCACCTCCTATTATTTTAGAATCAAACAATATATATGTTAAAAAAAAATTTATTAATATATTGTCTAATCATTTAAATATAGAAAAAATTGATATTTCTTTTAACGATTTTATATTAAATAAATTACATTTAAATAATGATAATAAATTAATTTATGTTTATGATTTTTTATTAAAAAATGGACGTATATTAAATTATTATGAATTTGTTTTTTTAAAATATTTAAAAAAAACAAATAATTTAATTATTTTTAATTCTGATAATATGAATGAAATAAAATTTAAAGATTATGATATTATTGATTTATATCCTATTTATTCTATTAGTTCTATTAAAAAAGAATTTATTAGATATATTGAATATATTATTGAAAAATATAATTATCATAAAGATATTAAATCAATTAATTGGTTTAAATATGATATTGATAAATTAAATTTCGAAAAAATAAACATTTTATTATATGAATTAAATAATTTAATTAATTTTCCGAATGAATTAACTAATATTGAATATGATATTAATGAACTAATAAAATCATTAAAACGATTGTAAAGTGTATTTATTATAAAAAATAATAATCTAAAATTTATCTTATCATTTATTTTATATATTTGTTGGATAATATGTCATATATGGATATGGAAAACTACTATAAAATTTATATGGATACATATATGGTCTTCTATAAATTGGATATTTATAAAATGTTAATGGATCTGCTCCACTATCCATATAATTAAATGGACCATACGAATAAATTTCAAAATTTTCTTTACATTCATTATTTTTATTTAAAATAAATAATAATAATATATTTATAAATAATAAAATTAATATTATAATTATTAAATATTTATCCATTCTTATAAAATATAATTATATATTTTTTTTATTTTAATTAATATTTATATTTTTGCAATACCAAATAATATAATAACTGATAAAATAATTGTTATTAATGCTATTAATGCTGTAATTATTAAACCTTTTATATTAGATACATTTCCTGTTGTAAAAAAGTTTATTATAAATGTTAAATAACCATTTGATACATATTTATTTTGTGATAAATTTGAATTATTATAATTATTTGGTATAACAGATTTTGAAAAATCATTATTAAAACCAAATAAACCTAATAATATTTTTAATTCATCAATACCTAATAAACCCCATGATGGACTATAATTTTTAAAATTATCAATATTATTTAATAAATCTTCTGAAAAACTTGATTTTAAATTTGTTGAATTTTCTGCTAATATAAATATTACACACATTAATGCATATCTTATGAATCTAAATACAATTAATATTATTGGATATAAATGAAAATAATTCATTGCTATTATAAAATTTAATACCCATAATGATGGTATTGATAATATTGCAGATGATGCTAATATTCCATTTAATAATGGTAATTCTCTTAAAAATTTACTTGATACAAATAATATTGTTAATACTATTATACCTATTAATGTATAAAAAAATATTTTTCTTAATTTTATATCATCATCTTTATTTGTACTTATATTTGATAGAGTTTCTTGTTGATCTATAAATAATCTCAATTCTCTTCCTTTAGAAGAACCTATTTCATTTTTATTTGCTGTATTAAAAAATGGTACATAAGCATATAAAGCATATATAAAACATGCTATTACAAATAATATAGATCCAACTATTAAACTATATAAAAATCCATTCATGTTTTTCTTTTTAATTGTAAATAATGCTGCAACAAAAGCATATAATAATAATATAAATAATACTAAAGTTAATATATCAAAATTCTTTTTTGCTTCATCTATTTTTTTATTTTTTATACCATATGCATGATTTGTTATTTCTGGTTTGTTTAAATCATCTAAATTTTTACATACTTCTCTTACATATATACTTGATAATATAAATACTGGTGCTGCCAATCCTAATAATAACCCTATCCAATATATAAATCCTGAATTTGAATTTCTTTCTATTAAACCAAATATATTACCTGCAACATCAATTGATCCAAAAAAACCACTTACAAATAAATACATTGATATTATAAAAATTATGATTAATATATATTTATAAGTTTCTAACCTTTTAAATGTTTTTTTTATACTTGATGGTCCAGATATTCCACCAAAATCTGATAAATTATATACTCTATTTCTTTCTTTTTGTAATTGACATACTAAATATTGTATTTGAGTTTTAGCATTATCATTTATATCTGTTTTTTTACTTAATTTATCCATCAATACACCTTTTTTTGCTAAATAAAATGGATAATCCAAAGGTTTAGTATTTGGTGGTATTGGTACGTCATTAACTTCTTGTTCATTAAATATTCCATTTATATTCCAATTTTCTTTAGTACAATCTTTTGTTAAACTATCACTTAATATTTTATATGAATTATTACTATATGTTTTTTCTTCATCATTTGAATTTATATTATAATAACCAATATTTGGCAATTTTGGCATATTTTTTATATCAATTGATTTACTAGCCATATTAATATAATATAATAAATTTATTTTTATAAAAATTTTTTTAATTTATATTTATTTATAAATATATATCAATATTGTTAATATTATATATAATAATATAAATATTATATTAAAATATACAAACCAACTATTACTTTTTTTATAAAATTTTATTATTATATTACCATAAATATTTATTACACCTTTTAACATTTCAAAAATCTAATTTTTATAAAAATATATCTAAAGACAATGTTTGAAATAATATAAGCTTTATTGAAAAAAATTTTCTTTAAAATATTTTTTTTATTTTTTTATTTTTTTATTTTTTTTATAATAAATTAAAAAAAATTGATTATATTTTAAATTTAAAAATATAAAAGATATTGAATATATAATATAAAAATTTTTATATGAATGAAATAAATATAAATACTGATTTCAATAAATTTGTTATAAAAGATTTAAAAGAATTATGTAAAAAATATAAAATTATAGGTTATACTAATAAAAAAAAAGATGATTTAATAAAAATATTAAATGAATTATTAAAAAATAATATCGAAGAAAAAAAAGTATTTGAAAATAATGATTTAGAAAAATATGAAATTGAAAAAGAATTATTAATAAAATTAAATACTTTAAATATTTCAAATGAAAATAATTTTATAAATTTTATTGATTTATTTGCCGGAACTGGTGGATTTTCAGTTTCATTTGAAAAATACAATAAATTTAAATGTGTTTTTGCAAATGATATGATTAAAGAATCAGAATATATATATAAATTAAATCATCCAAATACACCTTTTTTACTAAAAGATTTACACAAAGTTAAATTAGAAGAAATACCTTACCATCAAATTTTATGTGGAGGTTTTCCTTGTTTTGTAGCAGGAACTCAAACTTTAACTAATAATGGTTATAAAAATATTGAAGACGTTGAAATTAATGATAAGTTGCTTACTCATAATAGAAAATTTCAAAATATTCTAAATTTACAAAGAAAAATATATACTGGAAATTTATTTGATATTAAAATTAAATACCACCCAGAATTAATAACAACTACAGAAGAACATCCATTTTATATCCGTGAAAAAAAAGGTAATAATACTTTTGGGAATTCAATATGGAAAAAAGCAAATGAACTAACTATGAATGACTACTTTGGAATGGTTATTAATAATAATGAAATTATACCAGAATTTACTTTTGAAAAATCAATCAATCAATATAAAACCCAAAAAATATATATTAAGTTGGATAAGTTAGATTATTGGTTTTTAATGGGATATTTAGTTCGAAATGGTTGGATTGAAGAAAGAACTAAAGAAGATAAACAATTTATGTATAAAATAAGATTTACTATTAATTCTAGAGACGAAGATAATATTTTTGAAAGAATAAATAAAGTTATTAATATAACATATAATAAATATGATACTTGTGATAAATTTAAAAAATTTGAGTGTTCTAATATTATTTGGTATAATATTTTAAAACAATTTGGAAAATATTCAAACAAAAAATTAATACCTGAATGGGTTCAAGATTCTCCAAAAGAATTCATTCAAGAATTTATTAACGGATATATGAAAGCAGATGATTGTATTAACAATAAAAATATTATACAAATTACAACACTATCATTAAATTTAGCATATGGGCTACAAAGATTATATTTAAAATTAGGACATATATTTTCAATAAATAAATGTATTCGTCCTAAAACTAATTTTATTGAAGCTAGAACTGTAAATCAAAGAAATACATATTGTATAAGAGGAATTTTAAAAAGAAAACAAAAAACATCTTCGTTTATTGAAGATAATTATGTTTGGTTTGCTCCATTAAAAATTACAAAAAGAAAGACTACTGAAATACCAGTATATAATTTTGAGGTTGAAAATGATAATAGTTATATTATAATGAATACTATCGTTCATAATTGTCAACCATTTAGTATTGCTGGTGAAAAAAAAGGATTTGATGATGAACGTTCTAATGTATTTTGGAAAATTTTAGAAATAATTAAAAAATATCATCCTAATATTGTTATTTTAGAAAATGTAAAAAATTTAAAATCACACGATGAAGGAAATACTTATAATATTATAGAAAAAAATTTAAAAGATCTAAATTATTATATAAAATCAACCATATTAGATACATCAAAAATTACTAATATACCTCATCATAGAGAACGTATATATATAGTATGTTTTAAAGATAAAAATCATTATGAAAATTTTAATTTTAATTTTCCAGAAGTTATAAATAAAAAAATTAAAGATTTTTTAGAAGATAATATTGACAAAAAATATTATTATACAGATAAATTAAAAATTTATAATAATATTAAAAAAAATATAACAAAGAATATTGATGAAAATGTATTATATCAATATAGAAGACATTATATTAGAGAAAATAAAAGTAATTGTTGTCCTACATTAACTGCTAATATGGGAACTGGTGGACATAATGTGCCTTTATTGTTAGATAATAAAGGTATACGTAAATTAACTCCTAGAGAATGTTTTAACTTACAAGGATTTCCTTCTAATTATAAATTTCCAGAAATATCAGATTCAGCATTATATAAATTAGCTGGAAATGCAATATCAGTTCCAATAGTAGAGTTAATAATAGATAAAATAAATTCATTATTTGATTAAATCTTCAAAAAAACCTTCAAAAATAAGTTTACAATAAATAGGTATTTGTTTTTGTATATCATTAAAACAAATTCTAGGTCTTCTTTTTTGTAAACATTGTTGTTCAAAAGTTTCATTTTTATTTACTTTAATATTTTTCCAAATAATATTTTTATTTGATAAATTTATTTGATATATTTTGAAAAAATTATTTATATGTTCTTTACAATC